ATACAACAATCTGTTAGTTTTGCTGTTTCTTCTGCAATATGTTTTATTCTCATACTGTGTCCTAAGCCACTGTAATATTGAGTTAAAAACAAAATCATTCGTTAACAAATTCCTTAATCATAGGAAAGATGGGTTCTAAGACTTTAGCACAAGCACGCGCTACTTCCATATGCTCTTTTTGAGTACCGTGACCGCTACGAAGTTCAATGTAGTGAACCCAAGAACGTAAAGAACCACTCATGTATAAGGTTGTTTTAGTAATTCCTTCTGGTAGTATTTTACGTGCTTGCTCTTTAGCAATCCCTAAGTTAATCGCAGCATCATATTCTTTTTTAGCCCTAACAGCGATACGACTCTGCATCCGATCCCATTCTTTCTGTAGGCTTTCATCTTCAATCTCAATAGAATTTTGTCTGTTTTTTGTGTCTTGTAGTCTCGCTTCGCTATATGTAAACATATCTCCTTGTGCCTCTGGGTTAGCGTATCTTTGGCTAAATTCTTGAAAAGCAAAACTACGATGTCTCACGATTTGGTGTGCAATATCACGAGTAGTTTGTATTTCTAAACAGGCGCTAACCATTTCAAGAGGAGACCAGTGACCATGTTTAATTAGATAACGGATTAACTTTTCTGATGTTTCTTTATTCATTTGATTTGCTGGATTCGATACTCTCGCACAATAAGCAATTATTTCTTGTAGATTATCAAATCCTATGAAACCCTCCGTAGGAGGTTGTGAGTATGATATTAATCTTACGTTCATAGTCTTAGCCAAGTCCTTAATCTTTTATTTAAATCTCTTATTTCTTTAGTCATATATGTTACAGCAAACAACATTACATTACCTAATAAGATAAAAAACAACTGTGACAAGGTAATTTTCTCAATATAAAACAAATAAATTTCTATTAACAAAAATTCTACATTTATTTTAAATAACCAAAATACTGGGTCTTTTAACTTATTTAACACCGCTACTTCCAAACCCCCCTCTAGTAATTACTAATTGCTCCGTAGAATTATTATCTAGTGAAATAGTATCTTTTTTATTTTTAGTGATACCTCTTTCTTTCATTTTTTCTTCTTGAACCCAACGATTTCCTTGTGATAAAACTACGCTAGTTTCTATTGCGTCTACATATTCAAAAGAAACTAAAGGAACAGGTCTGAAACAAGCTTGGGCAATTCTATCGCCTTGAGCGACCATAAAAGTTTCTTTTCCAGAGTTATATAAAATTACTTTAACTTCGTTTCTGTAAGCAAAATCTACAGTGCCAGGGCTATTAACAATCATAATTCCGTTTTTAAAAGCTAAACCACTTCTAGGTCTAATTTGTATTTCCCAATATGGCTCGTCAATTTGAAAATATAGTCCTGTCCCAACAATTGCTCGCTCATTTGGCTCAATCCAAATATCTTCTGCTTCACAGGCTCTTAAATCATAGCCTGCATCAAAAGGATATTGTTGTTGTAGGTTCCATGTAATTCCAAATTTTTCTTCTAGTTGTTTAGCTAACTCACTTTTTTCAATTTTAACACTAAGCTGTAACACCTTGTAATTCCTCCCAGGCTTCCTCTCCATACTTACCACACTTAATAGACTCTTCGTTATGTTTCTTTAGTGTGATTAGCCTTTCATTTCGTAAAAGTAACTCTTTACTTTGGTTTAGGTTCTTTAAAAATTTTGATTTAGCAGGAGTAATAGGTAAAGCATTTAGTAAGTTTTCAAGTGTTTTATGCTCTCTTGCTAAGGCTTGCGCTCTTTTAGGCCCAATTCCTTCTACTCCTAGTATGTTATCACTTTTGTCTCCTTCAATTATTCTAGAGAGCATATATTCTTCTGGAGTCACATGGTATTCTTCTAGTAAAGTATCTATCGTGATTTCTTTTCTTGAGAACATATTAAAAATAGATGTTCTATTACTAATTAGTTGAAACAAGTCTCGGTCGCTTGATACTACCCATGTGTTCTCGAAAGACTCTCCAATATTATTTACAAGATATGCAATAATATCGTCAGCTTCCACGCCTCTAAATTTATAATTTTCAAAAGGGATTTGATCAGGAATATCATTTAGGCAGGAGAAAAACTTATCAAATTTTTCTACGGTTTCTGGATCAGTTGGCTTTTTTCTGTTTGCTTTATAAGTGTCTAAAAGATCATTTCTGTAATAACTTCTTCCAAAATCAAAACATACAATAATTCTTTTAGCTTGATAACTTTTACCTAAACTTTCAATAGTTCTGATAAAATCATCAGTAAAATTATCCACATTTTTTCTTTGAAGCCACCTAAATGCTAAGTTATTAGCATCAATTAATAATAGATTAGTTGCGGCAGCAGTGGCATTCTCTACTTCCGCCAAATCATTCCAAGTTTTTGTATTCATTGGTTTTCCTTTCTGTATATATTCTATTATACTACAAAACCTATATACAGTCAAGAAGTATTGTTCTTACTTTGCTTTTCTACTCAAATCCAAAGTCACACAATGAAAACCACCACTAATAATTCTATCATGTCTTAGTTCTAAAGGAATGACCTCAATTTTATGTTTATTTAACTCTTCTATTAACTGTTTTTGTTTTCTGTCTACTATTGCTAAATTTGGATTCACACTTAAAAGATTTAATCCTATCCACGCGCTTGCCGCCCAAGGAACATCATATTTTTTAGGAGCAGAATAACATTCATCAATCCATATTTTATCCCAAGATTTAAATAGCTCTGGTTGATTATCTTCTGTAACTCTACTAGCATTGTATAAAACTAATCCTTCTCTTAAAGGAATAATAGTGCTATCTAAATGTGCATAAGAGTATAAATCATGTAAAATATGTACTTTATATTGACTACCTAAAATTTCTTGTAACCAATATCCTCCTAATTCGTTTCCTGTGTTACTTATTTGATAAAGAATATCGTTATTAATTTTCATACAATTTGCAGCTTCAAACATAGGTTCTTTATTTAAAAGTGTAGGTTTTCTATCTATATCATCCGTTTGGTAATTTTCATCACTAAAGCTAGGTCTTGCTGCCTTTATCCAATCGTATCCTTTTTCTTCACAATATTTTCTAAATATATATTGATAAGCTTTATTTTCGTTTTTTCTGTTTTCAATAGGAGAAGGAGTTTCTATTATTTTATTACCTATTACTAAAGTTAAATCTCTTGGACAGTGCCAGTGCCAATCAAAAAGTGTGTTTATGCCTATTTCAGGTCTATAAACTTTTACTCCTAATTGCTCTAAGGTTTTAGCTAAAATTTCTAGATCGTTAATTTGCTCCTTTAAAATTTCTTGTCTCCAAACACCTACCAGTGTTTCAATATATTCTTTCTCATATTCTGGATATACACAACTCATAAGACTCGTTGTTGGGGTGGGTATTTTACTTCCGTTTGCTGCACCTACTATAACTTCTTCTAAATGATCCCACTCATTATTGCAATTACTCATTCATTCTCCCGTCCCAAATTCTAGAAAAGCACAGCCTATTCGTATCGTTTCCTCGGTTGTAAGTTGGATACTGATTTAATTTGTCAATACCAAAATATACACAAGGTGAAACCTCTACGTTATAATTCTTACAATAATAATCTTGTGCATCTCTATATTTGTCGTAAATATAATTAGCTGAAAATTCTTTCATCATCTTTGCACCTAAATGTGCGCTCATCAAGTTTATGTAATTATAGTTATTTTCGTTTATCACATAAAGTTGATCCTCAAACATTTTTCTTTGAAGACGAATACCTATTCGATGATGTTCTACAGGAAATACTTTTGACAAAGATGATACAACATACTCAATACAAGGATGTTCTAAATTTATCTCTTGATTAACAGCTAAGTTTATATATGCTAAATCAAGCATAACAGGAACTTTATGTTCATCACAAGAATTTAAGATGTCTTCTAAATCAGAAGGTACAGTACCAGTATCAGAAAATGGAACACTTATTAATAATAAATCTCCTCGTTTTATTTCATCCTCGTCTAACCAACAAAAACTTCCAAGATAATGGCCATCCTCTTGATTATACCACATTTTTTGCATCATCTGGTGGTAAAAATACTCACCCTTTTTAAGTCTAAGTCTTCTATGAGTTTTATACCGAATATAAAATTGTGCAAAAGACTCTGTTGTGCCTTGTGTAAAACAAGCATGAGTATACTTCTCAATTCCAATTAACTTGTGAGTTGAGGGCATCCACTCCATATATGTGTTAAGAAATTCCTTTCTTATATCATCTGGATTTTTATTTTGCCAAGATAAATCCTCGATAATATTGTTTTTATATTCTACCGTTTCGATATCATAGACGCTATATGCGCCTCCAAAAGGTTTGTCTTTATTGTCCGGCAGATTTGTGTAACGTGTCACCATAATAAAATCCTGATATTTGTAATGTGTACTTGTCCTCTAGTCCAGCATTTGCAGATAAATGTACCACTTGATCATTTAGAATATAACCTTCATTAGCTTTCCAATGTGTGCAAGGTTTTTCATCAAACTCTAGATAGTGCCCAGATTTCCAATCTTCTAGAAATATATTTGCCCTAACCTTCATACTCTTCCTATCTGGAAATTCTGTAGTAATTTTGTGAAACATATCTCTATGTTTTGGTATGATGTTACCCGGCTCTTGTTTAATTACAGATACAGAAACTACTTCTATATTTGTCTGGTTACCAAGCTCTTCATAGTCAACCTCATCTCTTTCAAAGAATTTTTGATGAATGGCAGTGTTGTCTAACACTAGAGAGTCAGGCATTTTGTTATCTGGATGTAAGTCTGCTTGTTCTGTTTTTTGGTGTTGAATACAAGAACACCGATAGTCTTCCCAATTTACATTGAAGAAGACTTCAGTATCCATATTAATTTTAATAGGTTCTAAAATTCTAAACATCTCTTTATGTAGTCTAATCCTTCTCTAGAATCAAGTAAAAAATTTTCATCACAAAATAGAACATGTATGTCTTTGTTCATACACTGTTCAAATAACTCTATCCTTCTATTTATTGAACTACTAAGACCGTGCATACTTAACAACGCTATACCTTCTACCTCTGTTTCATTAATGAAAAATTCTAAGTGTGGATTCCAATCTGTAAGAGTATACTCATTGTGCCACCCCACTGGTTTCACACCCAATCTGTCCACATAGTTCTCTATAAAACTTCTCGCGATATAGAACGGCATCGTCCCAAGATAATCACCAGCAGGGTCATTGAACACAATCCATCGTCTGTCTGTATCCACCTCTGGTACCTCAACTATAGTGTTGGGAAACCTAAAGTAACTGCCAGGCTTGCGGTAACCATAATCTGTTTCCCTATCCATTGCTCGTATGTCCAGACCAATACGAGTTTTTCCTGTAGTGTTGTTTATATTCCCATGCCAGTGGTCTTGGTCAAATAACCATGCCTGTCCTTGCTTTATTTCTACAGGATAAGACACTTGATAACATAATTCTTGCATCTCTGCCATTGAAAGTTTGTCTTCAAAAAATACCTCTGTGAGATTTTTTGAGTCTTCTCTTGAGACCACTTGCATAGAGTTAGAACCAAACGCATTTGATACTGGAGTCCATATCGTGTGCATACCGTTACT